GAATGTGAGTTAAAATTATGTTAGTAAATAAAGAAACAATTAAAAACAACGAGTCCTTTATTCTTAAATGGGCAAACGATGTAGAAAAACAAGATGGAGCATATAATCCAACTTGGAAAAACCCAACCGAAGCAGATAACTTCTTCGTTGAATTAGACAACCAAACCAGTATTATTAACAATGCAAGATTTATCGTAATGGATAGTATGGAGTATGATGTTAATTATCTCCGTGTCCGTACAAGATTACAATACATGGGTAAAATATCCGGTGCAAACAAAGGTAAACAATTAACCAGTGATTACAGAACTGATATTACTGAAACCACACCAGAATTTAATAAAGATTCACTTGTAGCAGTACCATTCAGTGCTTTCACTTCTACTCCTAAAACTTTCTTATTACAGAATATTGAAAAAGAAGACTTTTTAAGTCATATGGAATCTTTATTAGCAGAGTCTGCTGGATTTAGTGCAGAAGTAATTGGTTTATACGGAATTAAAAAAGCAACCGGTGCAACACAAGATGGTATAGACCATATGGATGGTTTCTTCAAACAAGCAGAAGATATTCATGATGCTTATGAAGAAGCATCAGCACAAGCAGGTTTCGATAAACAAACCCCTCGTGGATACTATGATGATATTGTGGTTGATGAAACTGCTTTATTTGAAGAAAATATTGGTTTAATCAGTCAGATGCAGGCAATGCTTACTCAATTCAGTATTCAAAGAGGAAACCGTAGTAAAGCAGTATTCTATGTATCTAACTTAATTTATGGTTTATTAACCCAAGAAGCAGGTAGAAGAGAAACCCAAATGGGGGATGCTTTATTCTTCAACGGTGATGAATTAAGATTATGGAACACTCCAATTCGTGTTGCACAAGTATTAGATGTACCAGAAAACGATTATGGGGAACAAATCTTATTAGCAAACCCAGAATCACTTGTATTTGGTTTCTTGGATGAAATTACCTCCGAGAACAGTTACGAACACAGTGAAAAATCCTATCTTTCATCTGTTGATGTATTCTTTGATGTGCTTATCTTATGGAATAGGGATATACTTGTTGCAAAAGTAGTTTTTAACAGCAACAGTGGTGATGATTCTCCCTAATGATGAGGAGAATCCTGAAACCCCTGAAACCCGTACATTAAACTTCGTTGTAAAAGATAATAGTGATAATGGTATTAGTGGTGCAACTGTTGATGTTGATGGTTCAACTGGAACAACTGGAAGTGCCGGAGGTTGTACTGTATCTAATATAAGTGATGGTGAACATACTGTTACTATTACCGCTGAGGGATATAATACACATACAAGTAATATTACTGTTTCAAGTAGTAATACAACATTTACTATTACATTAACAAGCGAATAAAATTGATTTTAGAGGTTGTGATTAAAACATGATAGAAGATTTAATCACAGATGATGAAATCATAAAACAAGTATTATTAAAATTAGATGGTTGGGAATTAGCAACAGAAGAAAATATTGAGTATGAGGATTTTGATGTTAATAAAATAATATCCAGTGAAGAAATACTTGATTTTTATACTGATGCTATGGATTATGCTTTATCGTATACACAGCAGCCATCTTTTGATAATATTATTGTTGGTGTTACACCAGTTATTTTTTGGACTGCGGGTTTAATATGGAATAAATATAATATCCGTACGAATAATCAGTTAGATGATACAAATATACTCGGATACGGGGATAAATTAATTATACAAGCCAAAGAAATGTTAAAGCCATATAAACTGTATAATTTCCATGCTTTTTAAAAAAATGAAAAATAAAATGGTGTGAAAGAAAAATGGGTGCATGGGAAGAATTAGACACAGAAATAATAGCGGAAACTGATTTTGATGACTTGGATACATTATTAGATTTAGATGACCCGTACAATGTATTTGAAGATTTAACTGATATTGTAAAAGATTTAAAAAACAAATTCGATGAAGGCACAAAAAACGGAGTTAAATCATTAGCCAACTTCAACCGAAGCCAACAACAAAGATACCTCCAAAATTGTAAAAACCCAAGCGGAAGATTAAGCACAAGTATTAACGATGAAAAGAAAACCCCGTTCAATTTCATTATTGGTACAAGTATTAAAGAAATTTATCCGTTATGTGTTGAATTAGGTAGAGGTGAGGTTCACCCACACCCGCCCCGTACAAGATTACGATTTTATGGTGAAGGAGGATATTTGATTTATCCGTTAATGAGTGCTCCGGCAAAACCTGTACCTTTTGTTGCACCTGCATATGAAGATACAATTAAAAAGGTGGAAGAAATAATGGTACGAGAAATCGGTCATGCTGGTGTCGAATGGGATTAAAAAGGGATTATTTTTATGTTAGATACTGATTTTAAAATAATAGAAATATTACAAAAAGCCAAAAAAGAGGGTAATCCGATTTTAAAATATTTTCATATAAGTTACCCGAAAGAAGAGTTGGCAATGGAATCTAATTGTATTTTTGTTGCTTGTGTAAGTAGTGAAAATAATTTAAATGGTTTTGAGTTTGAAACTTTTACAGACCTTGTTGAAATAGTGGTTACTACAAAGAAACAAGAGAATACAAAAGCAATCCGTGTAATTAAAGCAATATCTGAAGAGATATGTCGTGTTATTATGGAAAATCATAATTGTTTTCCAAATAAACCAGTAATTCGTAATATTAATCCTTATTTTAATCCGGATTATGTTTTAACTCGTGGACAAATAATGATACAAGTAAATACCGAACCGACTGATTTCATTATTGAAGAAAGGGACATAAAATTCGTTTGTAAGAATTTACAAGGAGAATAAAAAGTATGGCAAAAAAGAAAGAAGAAAACATTAAATCTTATGATTGGATTAAAGATTTAAATGATTATCCGTGCAGTAACATGCTAAAAGCCGGTATAAAATACTATATCCAATCTAAAAAGATTAATGTTAAAGATAATAAAGATTTAGAGAAAATTATCAAAGAATATAGGGAGATAAAAATATGAGTGCAGTATACACATATGTTCATGTTGAGAAAGTGGCAGCACAAATAATAAGCAAACCGGGAGTTGCAGGTAAAATTGCAGTTGTCGGTTCATTTGATACTGAATCCACAACACCCGCATATTATAATAATTTAACCGATGCACAAGAAGCATTAGGAACAGACACCACCCTTAACGGGTGCAAATGTTTACCAAAATTATTTTATGGTGCAAGTGGAATTGTTGCAATAAACACTGGAAGCGAACCATTAACCACCGAAACATTATCCAGTGCATTAGCAAAAATCAAACACGAAGATTTTGATTTATTATTTGTTGCGGAAGAAATGACTGATGCTTTCATACCAATTGTAGCAACATTTCTTGCAGAAATTTATGAATTTAAAAATCCTGCAAGTTATGTATTAGCATTAAACCGTGCTAATAAAGAAGCATACGAAGCAACCAAAGAATTATTAGGAAATTTCATTATTGGTACTGTATCCCAACAATTTATCATAAATAATGAAACCTATGATTTAATTGAATCTGCTGCATATTATACTGGTATGATTGCCGGTAGTAATGTTGCGAACAGTATGACTCGTAAAAATGTACCGGATATGACTGGATTAGTAAACGAATACACTTATGAAACCGGTGATTTGGGTTTGTGGTTGGTTGAAAACGGTTTTACTTGTTTTGAATGTATTAACCGTGAAGAAGATGTGTATCAAGTTGTTAATAGTGAACAGCCAAACGGTTACGATTTGTACATGATTAGAGCGGAAAATTATATTATAAAATTATTTAATCTTATCAGATTCTTAGGTGAAAAAACCAAACCAAAAACTATTGATGAAGTTACACAAGAAATTGACCGTATCCGTGATTATTGTATTAATTCATTAGATTTAGTGAATGATATTACTTATACTATAAGGAAAGCGGGTGCAGATTGTGTTGAGATTAAATTAGATAGTATTAAGTTTCCGGGTGTTATTACAAAGATTAATATGTTAATTCGTGTGGAGGTTGAATAAGTATGGCAGATAAAATTGTTATTATTGATGGCATCACCTTAAAAAATGGTACTGGTGTTAAAGGTTCAACCGAAACCAATACATCTACTATACC